GTACTGCGTAAATACGTCATTATGTTTGGCAATATGTTCAACGACATTGATGTCGTTCGCTACAATAATTCAGGCACTCCTATCCAAACACTCCGCGTACCAATCGCATATGGTCCAAAACAAAAGTTTCTTGCAAGACTCCGCACTGATCCTCAACTGAATCGTGATGTAGCAATCCAACTGCCTCGTCTGTCATTTGAGGTCACGAGTATTTCTTATGCACAAAATCGTGGATTGAATAAACTAATTCGGACAAGCGGTATCGGTGCAAATGGTGATACGCTGAGATCAGCATTTACTCCTACGCCATATGACATCAACTTTTCTTTGTATGGTATGTTTGCAAACCAAGAAGATGCTGTTCAAGTGGTTGAGCAGATCCTTCCGTTTTTCAGACCAGAGTGGACACACTCACTGAATCTCATTCCATCACTTGGCGATAAATATGATGTTCCAACAGTCCTAAACGACATGAGTATTGAAGACTCCTATGAAGCAGACTTCCAAACTCGTCGTGCCATTATATACACATTTAACTTNACTGTCAAGGGTTATCTATTCGGTCCTGTGACAAACAAAGGAGTTATTAAGCGCACGATTGTTGATCTTGCTGCAAATAATGTGGTGGGTTCTCCGATGAATGTTCGACTCGATATCAACCCTGGACTTCTTGCTAATGGTTCACCGACTACAAATGCAACAGCAAGTATCGCAACCTCGTTGATTACTGCGAACAATGATTATGGATATACATTTGAGAAAGATGATTATTTTGATGGAGTTGACAGACATGGGCATGATTGATGAAAGATAACACAACTGAAAGTCTGAACGAGATTTTTCAAGTTGATGGCGAACTGGTAGAGGAAAAAACGCCCTCACTCAAAAGAGAAAACTTTGAGGCACGTACTCGATACGACGATGATATCTCTAAAGACTACAAATACGCACGAGAGAACCTCTATGACGTTATCGAACGTGGCACTGAGGCACTCGACTATTTACTGGAACTTGCGAAAGCGTCTGAACATCCACGTGCCTTTGAGGTTGTATCAACTCTCACAAAAACACTCGTGGATGCCAACAAAGACTTACTTGAAGTGCAGAAGAAAGTAAAAGACTTGACTGCCGAGGATAAGAAAGAGAATCCACAGAACGTAACCAATGCTCTATTCGTTGGGAGCACTGCAGATTTGCAAAAACTGATTAAGGGTAATAATGATTGAGCAACGCGGTTACAACGGCAATGCAAATCTAAAGAAAAAAGGCACAGACATCGAATGGACAGAGGATAAGATCTCTGAGTTCGTAAAGTGTGCTAAAGATCCGATTTACTTTGCCGAGCAGTACATCAATATCGTCCATGTAGACCATGGTCTGATTCCTATTCGTCTATACGACTATCAACGAGACATCATTGACAAGATTACTAACAACCGTCGGTGTGCGGTTGTCACCTCTCGTCAAGCAGGTAAAACAACCACTGCAGTATGCGTTATATTACATTATGTGTTATTTAATGATCACCGCACAGTAGCACTGCTTGCCAATAAGGGTGATGCAGCACGTGAGATTCTGGATCGTATTAAGACTGCATACGAAGCACTACCAAAGTGGTTACAGCAAGGCGTGATAGAATGGAACAAAGGTTCTGTTGAATTTGAGAATGGATGTAAGATTATTGCATCTGCCACATCTTCCTCTGCAATTCGTGGTAAGTCGATTTCATTCTTGTACATTGACGAAACGGCATTCGTCGAGAATTGGGATGAGTTCTTTGCTTCCGTATTCCCAACTATCTCATCTGGTCAGACCACTAAGATTCTCCTTACCTCAACACCAAATGGATTAAACCATTTCTATAAGACGTGCGAAGGTGCGGAGCAAGGTACGAATGGATATGAGTTTGTTCGTGTCATGTGGCAAGATGTACCTGGTCGTGATGAAGCATGGAAGAAAGAAACTCTCTCATCGATGGATTTCGACTATGAGAAGTTTTCACAGGAGTTTGAGTGTCAGTTCCTTGGTTCGTCTGGCACACTGATTGAGGGCAATAAACTAAAGTCATTGGTTCATAAACAACCCCTAAGAGAGTCTAATGGTTTGTTTATGTATCATGAACCGCAAGAAGGACACACATATACTACTGTGGTAGATGTTTCACGTGGAAAAGGATTGGATTATTCTGCATTCCAAGTTCTTGATGTAACCAAAATGCCCTACCAACAAGTCTGTGTCTATCGTGATAATCATATCACTCCAATTGAATATGCAGAAATCATACATAGAACAGTAAAGCATTACAAAGAATCTGTCGTTATGATTGAAGTGAACGACATAGGAGAGCAAGTTTCTGATTTGCTTCATTATGATTTTGAGTATGAAAACATACTCTACACAGAGTCAGCAGGGCGTTCTGGAAAAAGAATATCTTCTGGTTTTGGAAGAAACGTAGATAAAGGGGTACGTACTACAAAAACAGTCAAGGCAATAGGTTGCTCAATTCTAAAACTTTTGATTGAGCAAGAACAACTGATTCTCAATGATTTTCATACGATCCAAGAACTGTCTACATTTTCTAGAAAGGGATCGTCTTATGAAGCAGAATCGGGTTGCCATGATGATTTGGTGATGTGTTTAGTGTTATTTGCATGGGTTTCTGATCAACAATACTTTAAGGAAATGACAGATATCAACACGCTAAGAGCATTAAGACAACGCACCGAAGAGGAAATGATGGAAGAATTGCTTCCGTTTGGATTCCATGATGATGGAATGCCTGATGAAAACGTGATTGACATCCCTGTAACAGGGATGGATAACGATACCAGTGACTTTTATGACACAAGAAACTTTGATCCATTCTAAATAACCGTTTTTATAAATAATGGAACGAATTATAAAAATGAACTCTTTAATGAGAAGGAGATAAGAAATGCCTTTCCAAGTATCACCGGGCGTTAATGTAAGTGAGATTGATCTTACTACTGTTGTCCCTGCGGTGAGCACCACAGAAGGTGCAATTGCAGGGAACTTCAAGTGGGGTCCAGTCAATCAGCGTGTACTCGTTGACTCTGAAGATCGTCTTGTAAATATTTTTAACAAACCAAACGCAAATACCGCAACTGATTTCTTCACTGCGGCAAACTTTCTTGCTTACGGTAACCAACTCTATGTTGTTCGTGGACGCACAAGCGGTACATTGAACGCAACTGCAGGTGGTAGCGCAGGCAAGCGTATCGACAATGAAGAATACTACAACGAAGTCTATACTGCCGAAGCAGCAGACGGTGAATGGGTTGCTAAGTATTCTGGCGACTTAGGTAACTCGCTGAAGATTTCTATCTGCCCTAATAGCAAGGCATGGGAAGAAGCAATCACAACTCAATACGTAGTTTCTCGTAATAGTCCAACTGTCAACACAACAGTATCTGCGGCAACAAACTTCAAGGNAGGTGACATTCTGTTACTTGGTCCTGATAAAGAACANCGTAAGATCAAGACAATTTCTGGNAANACTATTACACTGACTTCTGATTATACTGGTAATACAGTAAGTGTGGGTGTCCACTATGTCAATTCATTGACTCGTCGTTGGGAGTTTTTCAACGAGTTTGATCAAGCACCAACAACTACAACCTATGCAAACTCAGTCAACTCGACAGGTGATGCAATTCACGTTGCAATCATGGACGAAGATGGTTTGTTTACAGGTCAACCGGGTACTGTTGTTGAGAAGTTTGAGGACGTTTCTGTAGCAATTGATGCTAAGACAGAACAAGGTGCTACAAACTACTATAAAGAAGTTATCAATCAGCAATCAGCATATACTTGGTGGGCAGCACACGACAGTGCACTCACAAATGCAGGTGCACGTGCTGATAACGGTACAGCATTCTCTAGCACTTCAGATTTACCATTGACACACTCTTTTGATTATGGTGTTGATGGAGCAAAATTGACAAGTGCTCAGAAGATTCCATTCTACAACAAGTTCAAGTCGGCAGAAGACGTTGATGTTTCACTGATTCTAGGTTCGGATGCAGATACTACTCTTGCAACTCATCTGATCACAAACATTGCCGAGACACGTAAAGACTGCTTAGTAGTTCTGTCACCAGAACGTGCTGATGTTGTAAATAACAACGCATACGAAGGTAAAGAGCGTGATGACATTATCACATTCCGTGATGGACTACCATCATCTTCATACGCAGTGCTTGACTCTGGTTGGAAGTATCAGTACGATAAGTATAACGACTTGTATCGTTATGTACCTCTTAATGCTGACACAGCAGGTTTGATGGTACAGACTGACTTGACACGTGATCCTTGGTATTCACCTGCTGGATTCAATCGTGGTAATGTCAAGAATGCGATTAAGTTGTCTTACAACCCATCGAAGGCAGATCGTGACCAACTGTACAAGAAGGGTGTGAACCCAGTTGTTACATTCCCAGGTCAAGGAACTGTACTTTACGGTGATAAGACATTGCTTGCAAAACCATCGGCATTTGATCGTATTAACGTTCGTCGTTTGTTTATTGTGCTTGAGAAGGCAATCTCTACTGCCGCCAAGTTTACTCTCTTTGAGTTCAATGATGAGTTCACTCGTTCTCAGTTCAAGAATTTGGTAGAACCGTTCTTGCGGGATGTCCAAGGTCGTCGCGGTATCACAGACTTCCAAGTTGTATGTGATGGCACAAACAACACTGGCGAAGTCATAGACCGTAATGAGTTTATCGGTGACATCTACATTAAACCTGCCCGTTCTATTAACTTCATTCAGTTGAACTTTGTTGCAGTACGAACTGGCGTTGAGTTCTCTGAAGTTGTTGGACGTGCGACATAAATAAAGGATAAAAGGAGAACGAAATGGCGTTTAATGTAAACGAATTTGCAGGAGCACTAAAAGCGGGTGGCGCACGTCCCTCGCTGTTCCAAGTGCAGATTACTAACCCGATTAACGGTGTTGCTGATGCACAGGTTCCATTCCTGTGCAAAGCAGCAACTATTCCCGAAGCAACTTTGAGTGCGATTGATGTACCATATTTTGGTCGTAACATCAAGTTAGCAGGTACACGTACCTTTGGAGAATGGTCACCGACGATTATCAACGATGAAGACTTTGCAATCCGTAACGCAATGGAACAGTGGTCAAATGCGATCAACTCATTCCAAGGCAACCTAAACAATGCGGGTGGCACTGCCCCATCACTCTACAAAGCAAACGCACAGGTAACTCAGTATGGTAAGACTGGTGAGATTCTGCGTGTATACGACTTTGTAGGTATCTTCCCAACAGCAGTTCAAGAAATTACCCTTGGTTGGGAGAACGGTGATGCTATCGAAGAGTTTCAGGTTACCTTTGCATATGACTACTGGCAAGTATCAGGTGGTCAAACTGGTAACGCGGGCGGCATCTAATCCATAAAAGTGATTGAAGGGGCGACTAAATAGTATCAGAAAAGTCGCCCCTGTTTATTATTGAGGACAAAACATGGCAATCGAACTCTTTGGTTTTCAGATTGGTAAGAAAGAAGAAGAAACCAAACCTAATGTAATCTCTTTCGCACCCCCACCAAACGACGATGGCACTCTTGCGGTTGCCGAAGGTGGAGTCTATGGTACTACCGTAGATGTCAACAACACCGCAAAAAATGAAGCACAACTTATTTCTCGCTATCGGGAAATGGCATCACAACCAGAATGCGAACGTGCCATTGATGATATTGTCAATGAAGCAATCGTTGGTACAGAGTATGATGCTCCAGTTTCTATTGTGCTAGATAATGTTGAAACGATGGACGACGAGATCAAAGATCGTGTCCGTGAAGAGTTTGATGAAATCCTTAACTTGCTCAATTTTAATAATCGTGCATATGACATCTTCCGTAATTGGTATGTCGATGGACGATTATACTATCATTTGATGATTGATACAAAGAATCCTCGTAACGGTGTTCAAGAGATTCGCTATATCGATCCTCGTAAGATTAAGAAAGTCCGTACAGAAAAACGCGACAATAGTAACCAAGTTTCCAAAGAAGTATTCAACAAAAAGTATAACGAATACTTTGTATATTCTGCCAAAGGTGTCACCGCAGGGAACCAAGGGATTAAGATTTCCACAGATTCGATTGCATACTGCCACTCAGGTATCATGGATGTGAATAACAAGATGGTTATCTCGCATGTCCATAAAGCAATCAAACCTCTGAACCAACTACGTATGTTGGAAGATGCCACAGTCATCTATCGTCTCGCACGTGCACCAGAGCGTCGTATCTTTTACATTGACGTGGGTAACTTGCCAAAGGCAAAGGCAGAACAATATCTGCGTGACATGATGACCAAGCATAAGAACAAGTTAGTCTACGATGCAAATACTGGTGAAGTCCGTGATGATCGTAAATTCCTTACTATGCTAGAAGACTATTGGTTACCTCGTCGTGAGGGTGGTAAGGGCACAGAGATCACAACACTTCCGGGTGGACAGAACCTCGGTGAGATTGAAGACGTACAATATTTTCGTCAGAAGTTGTACCAATCACTCAATGTTCCAACCTCGCGATTAGAAGCAGACAACTCATTTAACTTGGGTCGTGCCTCTGAAATTACACGAGACGAACTGAAGTTCTCTAAGTTTATTTCGCGTCTGCGTTATCGTTTCTCTGAGTTATTCCACATTATTCTTGAAAAGCAGTTGCTTCTCAAGGGTATTATTACCAAGCAAGAGTGGAGCGAAATCAAGGGTAAGATTTACTATGACTTCCTTGAAGACAACCATTTCTCAGAACTCAAGAATGCAGAGATCATGCGTGAGCGTCTGAACACACTCCGCGACATCGATGAGTATGTCGGAAAGTATTACTCTGCAGAGTGGGTTCGTAAGAATATCCTTATGCAGACCGAAGAAGAAATCGAAGAAATCGATCAGCAAATCGCAGATGAACCTTCTGATGAAGAAGAAATGTAACATTTTATAAATAGTTGACAGGAGATTACGACATGAGTGATTACACTACAAAAGACGCAGTGCAGATGGCAATGGATGGAAACGCAAGTGGATTCCAAAGTGCTATCGGTGATTTATTGATGGATAAAGTTCGTGATGCAGTTAGTCTGAAAAAGGTTGAAGTCGCATCGTCTTTCATGTCATCAGATTCAGAAGAAATAGAAATTACAGGGGAAACCGATGGCGATCAAGAAGTTTAGCAAATACATCGAAGAAGGGAGTCAACCTTCTTCCGATTTTGTTGCTCCTAAAGATAGCGACAAAGAAGTCAAGGGGTATCAACCTCGTGCCAAAGGCGAGCAAGACTTTGCTAATCAGCACATGGTACAGAAGAACGACTATTATGCCGTTCCCGGTCAAGACCATGTATTCAATGGTTCAGTAAAAGAAGTCAACATTCAACCAAACAATGGTGAAGGTGTTCAGAAGCAAGGTGCTTCAGATGTCAACCAACCTACTGGTGGTGGTGACTCAAAGCGTACTGCTGACAGGTCGCAAGGTGACATGAAACCTGTCAATCCAATCAAAGAAGGTTTGGAAGATAATGACGAGAATCCTGCGAACCGTCAACATTTATGTGCAAAGAATGTCGTACATGAACAGTATGGCGAAGGCACTTGCATCTCAGAGGAGCATGCAGAACCAGACGAGAATGGACATGTTGAATGGTACGATGTAATGTTCAAGCATGGACTTGAGCGATTTGTTCCAGTTGCAGAGATGAAGGTTACTAAAGCAGAAGCACACATGCATGCGTCTAAGAAACCAAAAGCACGAAAGATGGATGAAAACCGTGAAGACACCCCAATGAAAGTTGCTAGATTGATATTGGGGATGGGTGTCAGACAAAGCGCACCAGAATCAGAGATTCTCAAAAAGATTCCTTTTGCTCTGAAGAAGTTAGGACTTCAGAATGATAAATTAATCCAAAGAGACCCAGATTTCCAAGGTGAAGTCATTGATATTTTCAGAGGGTTGAAAGAAGACACACAAGGTGATCTGACTGAAGGTAAGGTCATGGATGCTTTGGAAAAAATTGTTAAGAACAAGTCAGCAGGTTCCGTTAAGTTTGCAAACGGCAAGACACTCAAAGTGGACATGACTACTGCCAATGCAATGCTGAATTTACACAAGAAGATTAACGACAAGAACAAAGCAAAGATGGCAGACCAGATTGAGAAGTCTCCAGAGGTGTTCATGAAGTTGATGGACGTGGCATTTGGAGGTAAGTAATGGCACAGCGTATTACTCGTAACAATCGCTCAGAACTACATATTGTATCTGACGCGACAGGTTACCTCAATCTAAACGGTGGTTCTTTTCCTGCAAACACAGATGGTGATGGTACACTGACTGATCTGACTATCCGTGAGATTTTCTGGTCATCAAATGCGACATGGACTGTAGCACGTGGTGGAAACACAATTGGTGTATTCACTGGTTCTGGCAACCACGACTATCAACAGTCTGGTATGGCAGTTTCCACAGGCGGTGATGATCAAGCAAATGTTGTATTCACACTTACTGGTG